TACGAGATACTCGCCGAAAGTACGGTGAAGTGGAGCAAGAACATCGAGTTCGATGGTGCGGCGTTAAAGTGCACCAAAGAGAACGCGGCGATGCTCTATGAGAAGCGCAACTGGATCGCAGAGCAGTTAATGGAGGCGGCGGGAGACCGAGCCAGTTATTTTTTGAAATAACCGGGCTGCTGGGCAAATACGTCCAGCAGTGGGCTTGGCTTTCTACCCGGGCTAAAGACAAAGAACGATCGAGAATCGATTCGATAGAAAGCAACGAGATAGCCGGACGGTTCCCAGATGTGGAGCCGTTCGGCTATATCATAGAAACACTTAGCAGAATTGGAGTCGCACTCAATAGCGGCAACGGGGTTCATGGGCTGACTTGGCAAGAGATCGACGCTTTCGTGGCGAGAACCGGACTGTATCTCACAGGATGGGAAGCCGAGACGATCAAGCGGCTTTCAGCTCTCTACGCAAGCAGTGTGTTAAAATACGACAATCAGGACGCACCAGCGCCCTACCGCACCGAAGACGAACAGAAAGATATTGCCAAAGGCATGAAATCAGTTCTTCGCGGGATCGTAATTAAGGACAAGCATGGATCTAGCAACGATACAGATCAAAGTCGACACTCGGCAGGTTAAATCAGCCGAGCAGGACATAAACAATCTCGGGCAGGCTGGCAAGTCTGCCGGGGATAAAGTCGGCTCATCAACTGATAAGATGGCTGGCGGCGCGAATAAAGCCAGCTCGGCATTCAAGCTACTGGGCGGAGCGATGGCTGCGCTTGGCGTTGGTGCGCTTGTTAGCAACTTCACGCGAACCGTTACCGAGTCAGAGAAGCTCAAAGGCTCACTCCAGACGATGACCGGGAGCGTCGAGAACGCCGGAATCGCATTCGAGCACTTGGAAAGATTCGCGTCACAAACTCCCTACACTCTCGACCAGTCGGTCGAAGGCTTTATCAAGCTAAAAGCACTCGGGCTTGATCCATCAGAACGCGCTCTAATGTCATACGGCAACACAGCGGCGGCGATGGGTAAAGATCTGACTCAGATGGTGGAGGCAGTCGCAGACGCTTCTACGGGCGAATTTGAGCGTCTGAAAGAGTTTGGCATCAAAGCTAAGTCAGAGGGCGATAACGTATCGCTCACATTCCAAGGCGTCACCACTACGATCGGCAAGAATTCCGAAGAGATCCAAGAGTATCTGCTCGCTATTGGCGAGACTAATTTCGGCACGGCGATGGCCGATCAGATGGAGAGGCTCCCGGGCTTACTTTCTAATCTTCAAGATAACGTCGACGGACTATTCAGAGCGCTCGGGGATGCGGGCGGCATCGCATTGTTCGGTTCGGCAATCGCGGCGGCCAGTGCGTCCGTTGCTTATATGACCGAGAACATCGACGTCGTTATAACTAGCGTGACTACGTTCGGCGCTGCTCTGGCGGGATACTTCGCCCCGGCTGCGATTGCATAACTAGCGTGACTACGTTCGGCGCTGCTCTGGCGGGATACTTCGCCCCGGCTGCGATTGCTGGGGTGATTGGTGGTCTAACAGCGATAAAAAACGGCGTCATAGCTATGAATTTGGCAATGAGGGCGAATCCGATCGGCTTGGTTGTCTCCGCTATAGCTGCCGCTGCCGTTCTTATAGTCCGCAACTGGGACGAGATAGCAATCGCGGCGGAGAGGTCTTATCTGAACATCCAGATAGCTTATAACAAGCTCAAGCTCTATCTAATGCAGGCCATCGCCCCGGTTCTGAATACGATTCGCGACAAATTCGTAGGAATCAAAGACAACGCCATAGCTACGTGGTCGGCACTGGCTGCGGCGGCGAAAGATCCGCTCAACGCAATAGACGCTTTTAATAATGCGTTTGACGACACTCTGGAAGCTCTGAAAGATGGTCGAGATGATTCCGACGTCTTCTCCGAAGCTATAGAAGCCACATCGAGCAGAATCTCAGATCTCGAAGTCGAGC